AAAAATGTATGCAAAACGCCTCCTTATATCAAAACATTTTTTGGTACTTATTCGAATGACAATTGTTAAAAATATTTATACACCACTTCGACCGCGGTCTACGACGCCGGCTTCTCCTCTGGAGGCGGCCGCTTTTAATTTTTATTTTAATAATTTTGACGATTTTAAATATATTAATTTCGAAAACCTTATAAAATTTTCGTCTGTATTAACTGTCTCATATTCTCTTTCACTAATGTAATTTAATATTTTATTGTATAAATAATTAATTTCTTTATTATAAAATTCGAACCATTTTTCAAAAGTTACACTCTTTCCGAATGACACCGTAGCTAGTTTTTTATTTTGAAAGAGAAGTCGTTGTATAGGTTCTTTATTTTTCACAAGGGTTATTTTATTTTCATCTTTCAATTGTGTTTCAATTTTTTTAGAACATACTTTTATCCATGATTCCATTATTATAATAATATATTCTTTTAATATATTTTTATTTTTTTTTTTATCTATTTTATATAATAAATGAATGAAAACGGACTTTATATGATATTGCATTCTGCAATAATTGGACTTGTATTATACGCAGTTATGAAATATGGCATGTCTCAGAAAACAGAAGTTGCTGTTGATAGAAGTATATTAATATCTTCTGCAGTATTGATGTATATGATTTTATTTGGGCATCATATGCCTTACAAACTAAATAAAAATATATACACCCGTAAATAACCAGTACCCTCTGTAAAACTCCTCATTCGGACCTAGAATCGACCCGCCCGTTATACGGAGTGGTCCTCGAAGAGGCCCGAGGCGAAGCTTCGTACCTCAAAGAGGTACACTGAGTGGAACTGGTCGTAGAGGCTACCGTAGCGGTACATTGGGCTGAAGCAACCCAATTGAGGTGGGCCGGCTGTTAATTTATTATACGAAACCGTATAATAAATTTTTTCCTACAATTATTCAGATAGCAACATTTTTAAAGTATTATTTAGATATATATTATTTTCTTTATCTACAGATTGTCTTAAACAATATTTAAAATCTTTTTTTTCAGGGAAGCTTTGCTGTCTAATAATCTGTACTTCTGTTTTTTTGAAAACAATAAAAAGTTTTATGCTCATTTCCTTGTATAAAGAAGTATTTCTCAATTCTTTGTATTCTTCTATAGTTCCAGAAAGAGTTAATTTTATTTTATCGGTTGAATTTATTATATTTTTAAAATCATAAGTATAAAAGTCTTTGCATTTTATTTTTATAATTCTTTTTTTGCATAGTTCTAAATCAATTTCTTTTACTATCGCATTTTTTTCACCATTTATTATATCCAACAACACTATTATATTATCTGCTTTATCAGAGTATGATTGTTGCATTGATGAACCTGGATAGTATATGTTTGGTTGTGGTCTTTGTTTATCGTGTATATGCCCAGAAATTATTTCAGGGTAATCTAGATCCCATTTGTCTCCTTCAGATGAAACAATAGACCCCATTTTACATCCGTAAAATTCTTGATGTGCAAAAATACAAGATGCATCTTTCCATTCTCCATCGGAAGTACCCAAAGCCTTTTCAAATAACCCTGGTTGAACATATGGAACAAAAACAACCTTGACTCCATTAATAGTTTCAACTAGTACTCTATCAATAATGGTAACATTATTCCATTGTTTCATAAAATTCATCCAGTGTCCGCTGGTTAAAAACTGTTTATTATTGTACATATCATGATTCCCTATAATAATATATGTTTTAACAATTAGAGATAATTGTTCTACAAAAAATACAGCTTTATTTAAAACCATTGAATTTAATCTTTCGTGAGTGTGTAATAAATCCCCAGCTATTATGCAAAAATCCATTCTAGTTAATTTAACCAAATTTATTATTTTATCTATATATATATCTATTTCTTCCATATTCGAAATTTTAAAATGAGGATCTCCTATGAATAATATTTGTAACATTTATATATATACACAACGAAGATGTTTAACTTCATTTTTATACTACTATTTATTTTTTTGCTTAAGAACATCTATTAAATATATCAATTCTTTATCGTGAACACATTCAACATTTAGACAGTCGAATTGTTTGATTAAATAACACATATTTGGCTGAGAATTATATACTTCATGATTGTCATCTATTATCAACGTAGTATCATCTTTAAATTTACGTATTTTACATATTTTATTTAAAAAATCTATTTTTTTTGAATATCCTGTATGTTTTTCCGATTCGGAACAGTGATAGCTAAAAAAGACATAATCAAGGTGGCGATTCGGGTGGTTGTCGAGAATAAATGTTTTAATTATGAACATTGCATAGTCTTTAGAAGCTGCGGTCCAAACAGATACGCTATAATTTTCAAATATATAATCCAAAAAATACTGTAAGTATGGCCTGCTAAAAATTTTGAAATATTTTTTCATAGTTTCGTGTTTTAATATTGTTTCAACAGGCGATATTTCGTCAATTGGTATCGATGATATTAGAGTTAAATCAAGATCTAAAATTATATTTTTAATTTTTTTTGTCATCTATTTATTAATATATAAATTATAACATATAAATTTATATATTTATTTTCTTGGTAAATCAAATTCTTCCCTTCTTTTTTGCATTTCTGTAGCTATTGATACTAAACTTTTCGATTTTTGTCCTGCTGTTTTTTTTTTAATTCCATTTGTTACTATTTTTTCATCTCCTCCACCAGAGGCTTCCGCCGAAAATTCTTTTGTATCATACTCATAATTTCCTGCATTTTTTCTAATTCCAACAAGCGGTCTTTTACCATTGTTTTTATTTTTATCCTGTATCGTACTATTTACATACGATTGCCTTTCTGTTTCAGATATCAATTCCATCATACTTTCCTGATCTATATCATCTCCGGAGGCTGCCTCTCCGTGGTCTGGCATATCCCCGCCTTCTATCCGAGTATCGGACCGCCCGTCGTAGGCGGCCTCACCTGCGACCCGTGGCCTCGACTTCGGATAAGCCGGCCGCAGAGCGGTCGAAGAGGTACTTGGTCCGAAGGAGGAGGCTGCTTCGTGGTCAGATAGGTCACGCCCACAGGGGGCGACCTCAGAGAGGTCATATAAAATTGTCCGACCATTTCCAGAAGGGCTCTGGCGTCTATTTCTTTTTTCACCCGCTCCTCGACCGCCGCTTTTAGATGAGGCCTGTGTACCTCGAAGCCTCTCCGAAGGAGGAGTTTTACAGAGAGTAACAGCGTCACCATCGACCAGTTGGGTCGAGTCGTAGGCGGTATTTAGCATTGTTTTATTTAATTTTTCTTTTGGCAATTCGGACCGAGAATCGGACCGTTGTCTAGACATTTCTTCGCTTAGTTTATACGCATCTTTTCCAGAATATATTTCAATCTGATCATTCCTAATTATAATAACACAAGGCAATTCATTTATTCCCAATATTTCAACTATTTTTTCTCTTACTTTGATAAAATCCAAACATAAAAATTTAAATTTTATTCTACTGTTTTTTAAAATATAGTTTATAAAATTTTTAGACACTTCAGAAAACTTACTATATAAAATTATAAATGTATCCATAATAATTATGTTATATAATCTTTAGATTATATAACAATAGCCGTCTACACGTTCTTCTATTTTTACCCAAGTAAATCAGCCAATTCACTTTCAAGTTCTTTATTTATTTCTTCTTCATCTTCGTCTGTTATTTCTTGGTCTTCACTTTCTTCAATGCCCCCGTCATCTTCTGCCTCATTTATCTCTTGTAAATTAAAATTTACATTTTTATTTCTATTATTAAGAGGATTATTCATCATTAAAATTATTCCTCCAGATTGACGGCCGTACCCGCCAGCGCGGTCACTTACGAAGGAGGAGGCCGCTCCATCGGAGGAGCATTCTGATAATTCAGTCGCTATAGAAGATAACATATTTAATCTGCTTTCATTATTTTTATTTATGGTGTTACCTTTTGCGGCATCTTCGCAGTCTGGCATAGCCCCGCCGCTAAAGCGGTCACCTACGACCCGGGTCCTCGACTTCGGAGAAGCCGGCCGCAGAGCGGTCGAAGAGGTACTCGGACCGAAAGAGGACATAGGCGACTTATTAAAAGTACTATCTTTCTCTTTTCCACTTTGACCTCTTTGTATTTCCTGCTTTTTTTTATTTTGCCCGATTATCGGCCCGTCCGATACTTCTTCAATTTTTTTTTTATTAGACCGCCCAGGCTCCGAAGTCGACGTAGGAGACGTCTGCTTTTTAGATTTCGAATATTCAGATATATCTTTTTTTCCATTAAGCAACATCATAAGTTTATTAATCATCCTTTCTTGGTCATCCAATCTTTTATTAATATTTTCAATATAGTTTATAATATTTTTGTTTTTGTTAGAAAAATAAATAAATAATCCTACTAAAACTATTATTTCTGATATTATATGAATTGCTTTTTCCTTCGAAGACATTTATATATTCTTCTAACTTTAAATAAAATTCACTGCCTCCTCCTTCGGACCCGTACCTCTTCGACCGCTCTGCGGCCGGCTTCTCCGAAGTCGAGTCCACGGGTCGTAGGCACCGAGGTCTCCGAGGTCGCGGCTTAATTAAATAATCTAAATGGTCGCAGGCGGCTGCTCTTCGGTAAACCCGTGGGGAGTCCGATTATCGGACCAAAGTAGGCGGTATAATAGAGATATATTATTTAATATTTTTTCATAATTTAATTTTAAAAAATTTGAAATATCGTATTTAGATAGATAAGGTGAATTTAGAAAATCGTTATTTGTGTACATAGATAAAAGAATATCATAATATCCGAATATAAAAGAAGGGATATTGGGGATGGGATTAAGCTTAAGTTTTTCCTTTTCTCTTTTAAATTCAAATTCGTCTATATATATATATGGATTTATTTCCATGGTTTGAATTCTTTCAAATAGAGAAAATTGTTCTGGTGAAAACAATGTATCTATTAAAGAAGAATTCAATATTTTTTCATATAGATTATGATAAAAAACTATATCCAGTCTTATTTTTTTCAAATTTTCATCCCCAATTTTTATATAGTTTTTTAAATGTATAATATAAGTGTTTAAATTATAAGTAACTCTATTTTTTGCATAATAATTCAAAAAAACATTTGAAAAAGAAACCATTTGTCTCTTTTTGAATTTTTTTAATAAATAAGAAGTATATTCTACTGGATTTTTATTATCTGTAATCAAATTAAAAACATATTTTGAAGATGTAAAATCCATATAATTCAAATAAAAATCTTTTTCTTTACCAAAAGAATCAGGGTTGATATCAAATAGAAATTCTATTTTTTTGAAGAACTCTATTGGAGTTAAATAATTGAAAATATATTGAGAGGGGGAGTAGGTTGTGTCCAGTTCATTTAACTCGTATAGATTTTCTATTAAAAAGTCTTGTTTTAAAAATAAATTTGCAATGTTAACTAATAGGCCAGTTTCTTGATTTCCAAGCTTGGGTACTTTTTTAGAAATCAATTTCAAAGATTCCAAAACTGCAACTCGTATGTCTTTATCATATTCAAAATCTGATATATCATTTTCGCTGTATTTTATTTTATTATAAACGAATAATGAATTTCTATAATTTATAATAATTGGATTTACATCAGCTTGTATAATAACTGTCCTAAAGGAGGCCGCCTCGCGGTCACCTCCGACGGAGGAGGCCACTCCGTGGTCATATATTTTATATCCCAATGGAGAATTATTTTTTTCTATTATTATATTAGTTGGGATCAGATTTCCATGAATAAAACAATTGTTTTTCTGTGAAAAATCCAAGGCTAAACTTATTTTTTTTAAAATTTTAATATAATTTTCAATATTAAAAAAATTTGATCTTATATATTCCACCAGGGTAATACCTGGAATATATTCTGAAATAATATTATTATTTGTGAAATCATAAGAATAAGTATATGAAAAGTTTGATATTGTTCGACAAAAATCATTTACAACAGACAGCCCAGCAAACGCTTCATGTAATCTGTTTGTATCCAGTGATTTAAATTTGTAAACATACCCCTGAAAGGTATTTAGAATAAAACCCTCTGTGACCATTCCGTGCACAGCTCCGCTGCGCGCCTCTTTGCGGTGCACAGAGACGAAGAGGCCCTCCATTTTTTTAATAAAATAATATAGCTTTTTCATACCCTCCAGCCATCCATTGTTTCTATAAAAATAAGGACGTAAGTTATCAAATGCAATTATATCGTTTAATTCTAGTTGGCGAGATAGGTTGGTATTTATTTGTTTCTTTCCAAATTTAATATTATTATCTATATCTATTATACTGGATATATTTTCATTTAATTTTCTAGTTTTTAAAGATAAAGTAGAGTGTACATCTTGTGAAAATATTCTGTTATCATGTAAATCAACTAAAATCTTTTGCATATAATCAAACATCGAATTTTTACTCAAGTATTTGACGTAGAACTCTTTTGCATTTTCAGCTATTTTTTTACATTTAGAATCGTTATTTCTACACCATTTTATTTTTTCGTATAGATCAGATAAATCAGATTTTATTGAAATATAATGAATATTTTCTTTTAAAAGATCTCCATACCATAATTTCCATTTTGACTCTACCAATAGTATAACTGATCCCAATGACAATTCAATAGACAATCTATACGCGCTAACATGTCCATCTATATTTAGAATATACTTATAACCAGCCTGTTCATCCAAAGTCATAAATTTTTTCGCCTTTATATTGCTTGGAATTACAGGGATTTCCAAATATTCAAATCCAATTAGTTTCCTTGGTCTCATATTAAATTTTGTAATGCCTGCATCAAGCAAAGGAGTGGATTCAATTTTATTTTCAGGACTTTCATTTAGATAAGCTGCTTTTAGTCTCATATTTGTATTAATATCGAAACCAACGCCGGTAAGAGATCCTCTAAATACAGCAGTATTTTTTTTTGATTCCCATTTTATTTCTTGTATAATACTATCTGATTTTACTCTTTTCCAATCATCATATGTTGGGATTGGAATATCTGCATAATCCTCTCCTGTAACCATAGAAAGAATTGGACAATATGAAGAATACAAATGCGATACTATAGGTTTATTATCTCCCCATATATTATCGTATGCTTCTGTTTCATTGTTTTTTAACAAAGGAAAATCTCTTCTATTGATAAATAATTCCATATCAGGAATTTCCCTGTTCTTGCATAATTCATCGAAAAAATCAAATACTGATTCTATATTATGCTCAGTCTCGTTTTTGTCATGTCTAAAAATACCATTGTTTGAGTACCATTTTTTAACATCATGTATTTTTCTTCTATCAATAAAATAATTTGTTCCAGCTATTCTATTTGTCACATTATTTACCTCACTCAAAAAATTTAAAATAGATTCATTTTTTTCTTTTCTATTTTTAGGAAAAGTATTTCTTATATTTATAAGAGAATGCCATTCATTTACAAAATTTATATTTGTAAATGGTATAAACATATCTATTTCATTATTAACTATTTTTATATATATACATTTTTTAAATTTATAAAATAGATATCTAAATGTATAGTATACTGATGCGTCGTTTTGATTCATATATTTTTCAAAAAAAACTTTATCAAATCTAAAGTTTTTAAATAAATTTTCACTCATAATGGATTCCGACATGCGGCTAGCGGCCGCTGCGCGGGCACCTTTATTTTCATTTATAACATTAAAAAACTTTGATTCTTTATCTATATATTGTAACTTTTCCGATTTTTTATCTACCAGCGATGCTACATCTTCTTTACTACTTGGCTGTATATATCCAATAAAATTTGTCCCAAAACTAGGGTTGTATGGAATTGTATATATAATTTCTTTTAATTGATCTTCCAAATGTTCATTTAATTTATTGTTCCTTTGAACATCAATTTCACTAAGTGCTTTAGTAGCTCTTCTTCTTTGTCCTTGATATTGACTAGGTCTTTGTCCTTGATGTTGACTAGGTCTTTGTCCTTGCTGTTGCTGTCCTTGATGTTGACTAGGTCTTTGTCCTTGATGTTGACTAGGTATTTGTCCTTGATGTTGACTAGGTCTTTGTCCTTGATGTTGACTAGGTATTTGTCCTTGATGTTGACTAGGTATTTGTCCTTGATGTTGACTAGGTTGCTGTTGCTGTCCTTGATACTGAACACTGTGACTCCGTGTAACGGGCGCAGCTTCGCTGTGAAGCAGTGGATAATGTGGATACTGAACAGGAGGTTGATATTGAATAGGACGAATAGGAACGCTTTGAGGCCATCCTACGGGGGGAGGTCTTTGTTGATTTAAATTCTGAGTAGGACCTTGTCTTTGATAATTTGTATTTTGAGTATCTTGAAATCGATTTTTAAAAGTTCTCATTTATAATTTAATATTATAATTATAATATTAAATTTCTTTTTTATATAATAAATAATGAATTACTATAGAAATCAAAGATCAAATTTCGATAAAAATGTAATAGAGAATGAGAGAGAGAAATACGGGTTTAACAACAATTGGAGTGAAAATCCTGGTTCATATATAATACAATATGAATACAATTCTACACCTACAAATTCCAACAAACCTTGTTATTCCAATCTAATAAACTATGATACACATGGATATAGACCGATAAGGGCTCCAGTTCCAGTGACATCTCTTCCTCTATTTCAAATATAACCATCACCTACAGCGCTCCCTGAGGAGTCGGACCGCCCTGTGTACCGCGAAGCCTCCTTCGGACCGAGAATCGGCCCGCCCGGTACCCGGGTCGCAGAGTGGAACAGAGGGTTTCAACTGTTGAAGAAGAGAAAAGGCGACTGGGACTTCCGATGTTGGTAGTTATTAAAAAGAGCCTGGATATAACGTGAATTGTAAAAAATGGTCCAAGTGGGGCTCGAACCCACGACCCTTGGCTCATAAGACCAATGCTCTACCAACTGAGCTACCAGACCTTTTGTATGTAAGATAACAATTTAATTTATAAATATAATATAATAAATTATAATATGGATGTAAACGAAAATGATTTATTTAATAATAGTATGATTTCAAATGCTAAAAAAAATATGACTGAAGATGAAATAAATAGATATAAAAGATTGGGAGAAGAGATGTTTAGTATCGACTTCGGAGACGCCGGACTCTCAGAAGTCGGAGAAGCCTCTATGGAAGAATGTAAGATACATATAGAAAAATGCATTTCATCAGGTCTTCATATATCATATTTATCAACTGAAGAAAAAAATTTTATGTTTTCTTATGTTGGAGATAAATGGTGGGAAAAATATGGATTTAATGAATTGGATTTGGAAATTTTATATTCTAATTTTTAATTGGAAAAGCGATTGTGTATATGATTCCAGCCATTAATATTACTACTAAATTAAATATAAATTGTTTTGGTTTTCTAACAGTAGCTATGCTAATTCCTGTATTCTTAGTACTAATCATAAAACTAAGAACAATTAAAATAAATATACAGAGAATAATTCCTTTTTTCTGAGTTGGATTAAGTTTAATAACATTTTCAAACACAAATAAAGAAACTAGCAGAGAAGCAAGTAAAGTGGTTGTATTTTGTCTTACTTCAACAAGTCTGTCTTTTTCGTAAGAAAGAGTTCCTTTCAATGTAGATGATGAATAAATTAAAAATATGTAAGAAATAACACCACATATATATATTGTATTAAGCCCGATCGACCTTTCCTTGAAAAACCCGAGATTATTCCATAGAATTGTTAATAATATAATACAAAATATAGATACTTTTAATGCCAATGCTTCTACTTTTATACCATATATATTATAAGTTTGTTCTTCTGTAAATTCAACATCATTTATAACTACAGTTTCATTTTGTATAGAAGTTTCGTAAGACGACATAATTATTTATTATATGATATATAATAAATGAATAAATATTTATCTTTTTGTATTTCTTTAATTTTATCTTTTTTTATTATAAATATTTATGTACTACTATTCGGATCCGAAAACAATTATATATATACAAAATTCGATTTTGACATTAATACTATAGATTCGGACCCCCCCGATACTTTAATTTTTTCACAAGTTGGAATAAATGTTTATGATGTAAATACAGGTCATTATACACAAAAGGCAAATGTTCCATTAAATCCGTTGATTTCAAAAATAGTAAGTTCTGATATAAAAATTGATATACCAATTGAGTTTGGATTTAATCAATTGAGTAAACTAGTAGATCAGGGTGATTGCGGGAGCTGTTGGATTTTTTCAACATTTGCTATGTTAGAAGATAGATTTTACCTAAAAACTTCAAATGTTATAAATTTATCAGTACAACAGGTTTTGGAATGTTTTGATCCTAAAAAAGGTTGCTTTGGAAATTCACCAGAAGCATTATTGATATGGCTTTCTGACAATAACTTTAAAATAGGATTGGAAAAAGAATTTCCATATTTACAAAAAGAAAGTTCTAATATTAATGATAACTGTAACATATTAAGGTATGGGTATAGTATAGACAAAAATTCTATAAAATCAATTACAAAATTTGTAAATGAAATAAATCCTGATATCAATATTCTTAAAGAAAATATCATTCAAATGAAAAAAGAACTTATATTAAACGGACCATTTTGGGCAGCATTAACTATATACGATGATTTTTTCTTATTCACAGGAGATGGAATATATGATCACATTTACCAAAAAAACGAATCTATCTCAGGAGGTCATGCAATTGAAATAATAGGTTATTTCGATGACAATAAAATTAGATATTGGAAATGTAGAAGTTCTTGGGTAGAAGATTGGCCTTCGTTTACTAAAAATGGAGAATTTAAAATAAAAATGGGATCAAATAATTGCGGAATTGAATCAAGGTGCGGGGCTGCGTCTTTATTATTTATATAATTTTATTTTACTATTTTGCTCATTTTCCCACCGCATGAAGAACACACCGCCTTAAGTGAATTAACTCCTTTTTTAACTTTCTTGTTATGTAATTTAACATGTTTAATAGAGCCTGATTCGGCCATTCTTTTTGTTTTACATTTAAGACAATAAAATTTAGTATTTTCAACACCCATAGGGCTTCTTACCCCCATTCCACCCATGGGGCTTCTTACATGCATTCCACCCATAGGGCTTCTTACATGCATTCCACCCATAGGGCTTCTTACATGCATTCCCAGTCCACCCATAGGGCTTCTTACACGCATTCCCATTCCAGCCATGGGGCTTTTTCGATGCATAGGGCTTTTTCGATGCTTAGGGCTTTTTCGATGCTTAGGGCTTTTTCGATGAAGTCCACCCATTCCACCACACATACCACCAGAATGGCGACCGATTCCTCCAAATAGATTTTTATCATGTATGTTCATTTATTATATATATAAAATAAAAACAAATAAATATTTTATTTATATATTTTGTATAATATTATTTATAAAGAGATATTTAATATAAAATGACTGGAAAATATAATATTGGAAAAGTTAAAAAACTAATAGAAATAAATAAAAATTTAGTTAATTTTACAGCTGAATTTAATATTAAAAGTATATCCCAAACTGAATTTGAAATTGCTATTGTTACCCAGGATATTTTAGATAATAACATTCAATTTGAATATCAAAAATCAATAAATTCATTCATATCTGGAAATATAAAGGCAGATAGAGGAGAATATAAAAACTATTTGATGGTAATTAAGGCTGATGAGGAATGCGAAGTATTTATTGAAATAAATATTTTTGAATTAAAAAAGAAAGACTTCGGAGGTGACCGCTTTGGCGGCTCCGCAAGTGACAACTTAGATATCGAAGGGTATCGTTCCTCAAAAGACGTAATTAATTCTTCAAATAATGATTATTTTTATAATATATTTACGAAACAAAATATATTGATATTTTTAATTATTGTTATTTTATCTTGCTTTATATATATATATTATATAAAAAATAATGGCGACTCGATAGAGAATTTAGAGGCGTCGTCACTACCAAAGGTAGAGGCCTGTGTAACAGCTATTAAAAACGAAGACCTCTCCGAGAGCATCGACCGCCCATCGGCCGTGCCGGTCGAATCGGAAAAGATAAAACCCCCGGTGGGGTCGGATAAAATTGGAAATACAAGAGCTGTCCAAGAGCCGGACCCTACATTTGTATTACCAGACCCTAAAAAAGATAAAACATTATTCAATCAAAAAGCTTCTTTTAAAAATGTATCAAGTAAATTATTTGAATCATTGAGATAATACAGAAATATTAAATCATAAGTTTAAATAAGTTATTTTTGTATATTGTATATATATATATATACAATATATTATTCTAAACATATTGAAATGAATTTAAAAGTTTTTGATATATAAATGTCGACTAAAGATTATAATAGTATATCACAGAATTTAAAGCAGCAAATTGATATTTTAAAAACAGGAAATGAATTGACTGGATCTACCGCTGGTAGTGTGTCAATCGGGTCTCCGTGTACCTCAATTCTGCTGAGTAACGGAGGGATCGCCGTGGGTGACCTCGGAGAGGCCGCCGCCTCTGGCAGTGACACATCCCCGCTGTGGGTGGATACCGACAAGAACGCCTCTAGCGGTGATAAAAAATCAGACCAGACTATATGGGGTGGTGGAATCGGATCAAGCGATGTCTCCCCATTGAGCTCACGAGTCGGAGGTGACCAAGGTCATGCCGCTGCTAGAGGCAGTGACCTCTCTATAGGCGGGTCTATGCCAGACCGCGAAGCGGCCTCCTCTTTCAGAGGTGAAAATATAAAGATACATGATAGGTTACTTAATTTTACCACATCTGAAAGAGGTGACCGCGGAGCGGCCCCTACGAATTTTTTTTTAGATTATTATTATTATATTTATTTAATATTATTAATTGTGATACTTTTTTTGATATATATTTTTATTAAATTATTGAAACCGTCTTATATTTATAAAAATGTATTACGAGAAAATAAAAAAAATAAGTACAAAGATATTGATGATATCGACTATAATAAAATGTATAATATTATAAGTGTAATATATATAGTTATACTTATTTTATTATTTATTAATAAACAAAAAATAGACTATACAATCGAGTATATTTTAAAAAAAATATATTAATCAAACATATCGACGTAAGATTCGTCAAATCTAGTATTGTGAAAATCCCAATATTCTCTACATCCAAATTTGAAATTCGAAGGGGGGATGTCTGCTTTATAATAAAATACAGAGTCTGTCCAGTTATTACTTTTGGATACGTTATGAATGTAAAGGGCGGTATATTCAGGCATTGAATCCAAAAGATCGCAAAAAATAGAAAAGTCGGGTATGATACTTGCATAATTTTCCCAAATTACTTTTCTTATTTTTAGACTAGGTTCTCTAAGAATGAAAGTTCCATCGATATTAGTTCGAATGACTGGTTTTACGTCCATTGCGTATTGTAAACTCAAAATATATAGCATAGTGAAATGTCTTCCTCTTTTGAATAATCCATGTTGAATTGGGTTGTTGAATATTTTTGTATCGTCAGTGCAATCATCAAGTAATAAAACTGCCCAAGGGTTTTCCAAATGTTTTCTTGCTATTTTTTGACGCTTGATAAATTCTTTAATACTGTCTTCATTATATTCATTGTAAACGAATGAACTTGGAATTAATTTTTTATAAAATCCATTTGAATCTTCTGAACCGCTCATTATCATGGCGGTTGGAATTACGTGTTTTTTTGAATATAGAATAGAAGATATTAATGTAGTTTTACCAGTATCTGGTTTTCCTATGACTACTATTTTATGACCGCCTCTGGCTCTAGAAGATCTTGTATTTTCACACGGATAAATTAGATTGAGATCAAGTTCTTTTATTTTAACTATATTTTCTTGCATTTATATTTTATATTATTATAATAACTTTAAATTGATATGATATATATATATATTTGTATATATAAATAAATGACAATTTCATATTCCGGACTTACTTCCTATGGAAAAAATTCTCTTCCGTCAGTTGACAATTGGGGATCAAGTAGAAATATAGTAAGAGATCCTCCGAAATCTATAATGACTAGAAGAATTGATAAGGTTGGACAGACAAGTTTAATCACAGAAATGATCGATGAATCGATAACTAGGTCTGATGAAGCTATATTGAGATTCGCTAGAGGTATAAATCCATCTGTTTCTGTATCTTATAGCAGTGAGGGAAATAACGGAGGTACACGAAGCGGTTCGATGAAAATTGGAGGAACTACTGAAGCATATCTTCCTTACAGAATTTTAAACGGCGGAGCTTTCAGACCTCCAGTTCTAACCCAATTTTCTTTATTGCCTACATCCAGAATGCCCAGAAATATAACAAGTTTAAGTTCCAATCCAGGTTTTATAGATTATTCAAAAAATAAAATATGTACTGATGTTAAAAAAGAAGTTAAAAAAACAATATTTTTGACAGATATAAAACCTACAGTTGTTTACAAATTCAATCCACAAAGCGTAGAAGAATCCGATACAAAATATAAAATTCAAAATGTGATAAAGATAGATGCAAATTCCGGAGTCAGAACAATGGATAGGAGTACTCTATTGGTAAAAACTCCTACAAAAATGAATACACCCATGTATCTAAATATTGTTCCAACAAAAATAAGTAATGTATCAATAAACGGAATCGTAGACTTTGAAACGAAACGTTATATACAAGAAACTAATGCACACGATGCATCTACAAATCCAGGTAGGCCAATTAACGGAGTACAAAACATTGAATTTAACACTGATAGATTCATCCAAGAAACTAATGCACACGATGCATCTACAAATCCAAGTAGGCAAATTAATATTGTTGGAGATGTCGAATTTAATACTGAAAGATTCATCCAAGACACTAATGTACATGATGCATCTACAAACCCGCAATCAACTTACGGAAATTCTAAATTGATAGATGATAATAGTAAATATGACATAAAAACAAAAAATAATTTACAAGTAACTTACACAACTCAAAAAACTGGAAACGACAAAGTTGAATATATACACAATAATTTGGCTAAAACTAAAACAACCCCATCGGTTACAATTGAACCCCAAAGTGTTCTTATCAAAAAAGATTTAAATCCAACTGACAAAACAATATCTAGAATGATATCAAATAAAAAAAAAGTAAGCTTTATTCCAGAAAAGAAAATAGAAAGGCTGCAAAGCGACGACTATAATCCTGTTTATAATTTACATAATACACTTTCTTACGGAAGCTACTCTGTTAATCCTGGAATACCTAGATTTGATAAATAAAATATCATTTTTTACAAATGGATACATAATTCTATTTTGTTTTTTAATTTATCCATCTTAATATTATATAGTTTTTCAAACATGATGAATGTATAGTCTGGATCGGATGAATCTATAAAACAGTGTGGGTCGCCAAGGCCAACCTTAGGCTTATCTCTTATTCTATACCCTGTTAATTTTTTAATAACCTCAAGCGCTCCGGTTTTTTCTATCAACGATGAAGTTGGTTTTTTTTCCATTTCAATAAAATCGCATATTGTAGGGCTACCGCGTGTCATAAGTATATTTTCCATACCCTTTTGTATAGCATTGGATGTAAAACAATCATACAAATAATATTTAAGGTAGAATTGAGCCGAATTTGGAGGTTGATGTAATGACATTTTTAATTCATTCATAAGATTTGTATGTTCATCGTATAATGCAATTCTTTTATTTATATTTTGCTTCTTTTTATTTTTAGTATTATGTATTATTGAAGCAGTATATCTTTCAAATTCTACTTCCATTTTATGTTCTATTAATTGATTATTTGTAATATTATTCGATATCCAAGAATCTATAGATTTGTATATATTATTAATATTATTTTTAATATTTTTAAAAAAAGATTTAGATGTTGTTTTGAGAGATTTTATTTTAATATGGGGTGGATTTGGTATTAATTTGTCCATGGGCTGCATAAACAAAAAGTGTTTATATAAATCGATTCCTGTAAAATATGAAAATTTTTGGTTAGTATCATATAGACCCTGGAAATCAACATTTGGATTTTTTATAATCCTTGCATAGTCTTGTATTAGTTCCGAAAATTCAGTCACATCATTCCCTTCAAGTTCTATAAACCCATATAAACTGTCAAATGAATAAGCGTTGTAAAAACTTTGTATAATGTAAAATTTACCTTTGTATTTAATTAGTATTAAAGTATGATCTGGAAATTTAGAATATGAAAATTCATCTTGTATTTTACCGCCAATATCAATTTGATATATATAAACATTCTTATCATGCTCTCTTCTAAATATTTTAGAAATTGTATCTTTAATTTCTTTTTGTATACTTGATTTAATTATTATTTTATCAATGCTACGCTGCAGGGAACGTTCCATCGTATCCCCAAGCATTAAATACATTAGAAATTCTCTTGTAACAAAACATTGATTTGTTTGATATGCTAAATCATTATTATAATTAACATCAATTTTATCTCTTGCTAGCGCACAAATATTATAGTCTTTTATAGTTATATGGTATCCAATTCCTATTACAGCCAAGTATAATTCATTATAATTTTGTTGAATACATTTTATGTTTTTAACGAATACTTCTTCATCATTGACATTTTCGGTGTACAAAAATTTCATTTATTATAAAAAAATTATTTTTCAATAATGAAAAATAATTTAAAGTTATAGTTTAAAATACTTAATCGCAAACTTGGTCGGTCTCGTTACCTGAAATAATTTCACCGTTTAAATAAACAAGTCCATCGCACATAAGATTTGTTACTCTTATATTATTTCTTAATTCTATATCCAATACATTAACTCTATAAGAAATATATATTAAGGCCTCTTCGAGGTCACTGTCTCCTCCTTCGGACCGAGAATCGGCCCGCCCGGTACCCGGGTCGCAGGCTCCGAGGTCACCTACGGCGCCGCTAAAAGAGGAGGCCTGTGTACCTCGAAGCCTCCTTCGGAGAGTTTCACCGCCAGAGGCGGCGGCCGCTCCGCGGTCACCGAGAGTAACAGCGTCATTTGGAACTAATAATGATTCATCAACCATAATCATAAATTTTATATTTGTATACATAGATGCGCAAAGAACCAATCTCTTATTTGAATCAAAAGTCTTACCATTTATATATAATTTTGAATTTGAACTACATTTTATATTACTTATAATATCACCATCTCTTGGAAATTCAAATTCAAAATATTTTATTCCGTCAATAATTTTTATAACATCGCCAGAGGCGGCGACGTTAAATATTTTTGTTATATCATAATATACAACTTTATCAGCCACGCACCTTGGGAAACTTACCATTTTTTCTATAGCTGATATAAATGTATTATCATAACTAGGAAAATACTTGCAATCTTTCATAATATAATCCAATGTAATTTGTTCCATTTATTGTTATTTAATTCTTTAAATATAAAGCCACTCTGCACCTCAAAGCGGCGCGCCCGTTACTCAGCAGAGCTTCGTTCCTCGAAGAGGTACACGGAGTGCACAGCGGAGCTGTGCGCCTGTTTCACAGAGTGCAGTTTACAATACGAGATGCAAAGTGCTTTCTTTTTGAATATTATAATCGGACAGAGTTCGGCCGTCTTCTAGCTGTTTCCCAGCAAAAATCAAGCGCATCTGGTCAGGCGGTATGCCTTCTCTATCCTGTATTTTCTGTTTGATTAATTCTATTGTTTCAGAATGATCTACATCCAAAGTAATAGTTTTACCGGTCAATGTTTTTATGAAAATTTGCATCATTTATTATATATTAAAAAATAATATATAAATGAATAATAATTTATGTAAAGATTTAAATTACGGATACGATTACAATAATGGAATTTTTCAAAAAAAAATTCCAAATTTTAACAATAAAGATAACTATAAAATATTGAATCCCCATGGAGAGTCTTCAACTGATTTTTTTAAAACAACTTTTGGATATACAAGTTTGGATCCAAGGTTATACGATGCAGCTAGGAATAATAGACTTACATTGGATAAACCTCCTCCTGATGGAAATATTCAAATGGAAAATATTTATAAAAATCCAACATTGGAAAAATATAAATGTGGTGTTTATAAGAATGGATACAGAGGGGTTGAAGCTGGTCAGATAGTCTACTACGAAAGTTCTCAGACGTCTGTTCCTTTTGTAAGACCCGTTTTTATGGAATCTGCTACCATGAATAGTATAAACTATAAAAATCCTATGGGAGGAAAATCCATAGTTTACACTAGAGAACCACTTAAGAATCCGGATTTTTTAAATACAAAAAGAAGAGAATACGACGGAGGACTAAGTTGGCTTCGAGATTCTTCTTTTTTTAGAGAAGATATTATTTCCAGACAGCAAATAAAAAACAACGAACAAAAATATATATGTCGATAAGGCGAATTCGTAGGCGCCGCTAAAGCGGGCAGAATTTAGGAAATATTTTAATGTTTAATTAAAATATTTCGACCTCTCTACGGCCGGCTTATACTAAGTCGAACGAGGAGCCGTCTCTCCACCCGTAGGGCGGCTACTATTTATCCGGGAGACAATGTCAAGGCTATCATTTGTCAAGTATCCGATCGGATTTGAAATATCAAGTATTTGTAAATTTTTATTATATGTAATTAATGGTTCCAAATTGCACGCATATGTAAAAGATAGAATTAGGGTTTTCAGATTTTTGCATTCTTTTAATGTATACAAATCACATAGAGCAGATGATGATGCGTTTATAAATTCAACGTCTGGAAATTTATTAAATCCGGCTCTTATTGAGCCTCCTCTTGTAAAAAGATATTTAACATTGTTTGGAGGCATGTATGCAAGTGTTTCCAGTCTAGTTGAGTCTAGGGATAAAATATTTAAATATTTCAAATTTACAAAACATTTGAAGTGATCGTTTGTAAACCATCTACAATACTCAAAGTTTAAATAGGTTACATCTTTATATTTTGTTAATATTTCACCAAGTTTCAAAACTGAAATTCGTTTTTTAGGGTCAAATTTTATCTTTTTGATTAGTGAACAAGAAAGATAATTCCAATATTTTGAAACCATATTTATATTTATAAAATTTAAGTTGTTTGTTGAATAATAACCAATGAAATCGACCCCGTCTTCGAAAATACACATCTTTAAAATATCATATAAATTGTCTTGGCTTATTTTATTCATTATTTGAATATATACTCCATTTTGTAGTAAAAAAACATTTTTATATTACTATATAAGTTTTTAATTTATTTGAATATAAATCAATTGATTCTGTATAAAGATTATTTATAATGTAAGTAATCATTTCCCACATGATATTATTGAAAGGAGGAGTTGATATTAATATATCTTTAGTAGTTAGAAACGTGTTTGATAAATTTGTGATTAAATGGCATTTTTTTATGTTACGATCTATTGAGAGGGAATCAAGTCTATTATATTCATCATATGTTCCCCCGTATAAAAAAAGATTAATATATAACCATAATTCTTTTTTCTGGAACTCTTTTTGTAATAACTGGAAAATATTTTCATCAAAATATTTATTTAATTTATCAGTTAGATCGGAGTCTGTGTATACAAAAACATTATAGTCTCCTTCGTAGGAGGCGGTATGTTTATCATTTGTAAAGTATATATTTTTGGGGATATAAACAACGTTTGAAATGTGGTTAACCAATGGTATTTTTTTGTTTGAATAATGATTATTTGAAATTTCGTCTCTTTGACACATATATTTAATACTATTATTTATAGTTTTTGAAACAAAAACAGTTTTTTTATTAAGAGAATTTTCAATTACAGAAGTATATGCAATTGGACCTGTTGTTGCCAAAACAATTCCTTTTGAAGGTGGTTCTTCTGGATCGTATATTTTATTTGGTAAATTTGGATTATTATATAGATCAAATATATTTTGAACTACCTTTTCTATTATTTCAGCCAGAATCGGAGCTCCTTGTCTTCCATATATATACCAATTTTGAAATTCTCCGTTTGCAAATAAGTGTGACTGGGGTTGTTTTATATACCCAGACCAATGTGACACCCAATTTGACACAACTAAATCTTTATCATCTGGTATTTTTTCAATTTGAGAAGTTACACAACTTTTCATATCTAAATATAATCCTCCGAATATATATATTAAAAGATATCTCATCAAATCCGCCTTTGCCACTCCGTAGTTCAATAGATTATATGCGACGCAAATTTTATGTGTTTCTCCAAAATATTTGTGTATAAACTTCAAACAAGACTCGTCGTCGTATATTACTTGGTTCCATTCTGGAAGATTTTTTAAAGTCATATCAAGTGGATAATTCGACCCCCGTCTTCCTCCACATTCCCCTATTGGATTTTTGCTACACCAGATTCTAAATATGGTTTTTTTAAAAGGAGACACGTCAAATTTTGGAAGATTTAATTTTTCAGGTGGTTTTTCAATATACAATTTATATAAGACATTTTCTTTTTGTATTACAAATCTTGTATTTAAAAAATTGTTTTTTATATCTGTGCAAAAATAATATATAAATATAAATATTATAAAAATAATAAAAAATGTAGACGTCGAAAAGGCCTTGTGCATAGATATAGACCCCTTCTGCATATTTTTAGATTGTTTCATTTAGTATAAATAATTATTATTTATACTAAAAAATCAAATTTTCATCAAATCTAAATTGTATAGGTATATTTTTTATATATTCATAAGCATTTGTTTTTCCATTTAGGGTATAAATTATCTTATTGAAAGACGATCGAAATTCTTCTATCGATAAAAACCCTCCATAACATATTAAAGTTCTCCAGCTGGGTGCGGGCGTTATAACTATAGAATCAATCTCATACTTTTCTTCAAGGATATCCAAATAATACATATATATTTTGAGCAATAGACTGGATGAATTTCTATACATTGTTTTTGGATTATCGTTTATATATGCTTGACAACAATTGAAAGAACAGAAAATACCGTCTGTAATATAATAATTTCTATCGTTTATAGAAACAAAATTATCTGTAGTTTTTTGAGAGTCTATAATATTTTCCAAGATTGTGTATTCTTCATTATTTATACAAGAAACATATTTTTTTCTAGCACTAGTTGGAATAAAATCAACTGGACATCCAATTGGAAGAGTTTTAAATGGATGCCTGCACCAAAAACAACTATAATTAAAAATAGAAAATTCATTATACTCAATTTCAAGTTTCGAATTCATATCTATCATAGAAATTTTAAATCTAGATATTTTTTTGGAAGGAGCCAATTCTGTTATATATGTTTTTTTGGAATGAATTTCGTTCAATTTTGTAATATTAATAGGTGATTTCAATTTAATTTCTAAATTGGAAAATATAGGTGCACTAAATTCAACTTCACCGCCTCTGGCGGCGGCCTGTCCAAGGTCACCTTCTTTGGCAGACTCATCCCCTCGGTATCCGCTGACACTGCTTTTGGCGGCGCTCCCAAGGGAACCCGTAGGGCAGCTGATCTGCAGTCCAGAGGCAGCCGCTCCATTTTTCTTTGGTTTCTTCAGACGTCCAGATTTAATTACTTTAGTATTATTTAGATTTCCTTCTATTATTTCTTCTCCGACCTCTTCGACTTCACTACCAAAGGTAGAGGCCGCTCCGCGGTCACCGCCTCCGACAGCTTCTTTCTTATTCGGCGAAGTCACCCCTTTTTTATTCGCTGGTCTGTTACCCTCCGTTTTACTCTCCTTCGGACCTAGAATCGGCCCGCCCGTGGAACTAGTCGTAGGCTTCGAGATACACAGCGTCGATATTATCTTTTTTACCGGTTGTTTTTTTTCTTTTGTTTTATTATTAAAAAATATAGCTTTTGATTCCATCTTATTATATTATGTTTAACATCTTCGATGTGAAAATCATTTTTATATCATTAAATTTTCTTAATACTAAAACATGCTGATATTTGAATGAGTGGATTTGGTATAGATGGCGAATAACTTTCTGGTATTAGGGTTTTAAATATTGTCCCATCAGATAACTTAACACTAAATTTCATTGTATCATTTGGTTTAAATTTCACCGTGTTTATCATCGTATTACTATCTAAATTTACAAAAGCTGTAATTAGCGGGTTATTGACGTCTGTAACCGCTGCTCTAAACAAAACTTTATTTGTATTGGGGTTATTCGAGTATATTATATTATTACCTGCAGAATTATTATTTGTATTCGATAACTCAACATAAACATACGGATAAAAAGCAATTCTTGATCCAAACGCATTGTCCAATATTTGATTTGGCAATATTAAATTTGTCAGCTTTATTTCATAACAGGAAGTCTCTTGTTGCGAAACACTACTTCCATTATAAATAAAAGGATTCAAATTGTCATATGAAAATTCAAGTATCTCTATATTTGTCCCTACAACAGGTATTGCAGAAAAATTATTGTCAAGTGTAATCAACCCTGTTGTATTTACATAATTAGAAATTCTAAAACACTGTGTTTGCGGAGGAGTTATTGGATTTGTAGATGCTGATACTCTAGCAAAAAATCCTTTCAAATCAATCGATACTCCAATTGGATTTACATAAAAAGAACCAGTTGTATTAACAAGTGGGAATGTTGGTGCTATGACTTGTGTATTATAAGATGGAAGAGTTTTTCTTATACATAAATTATCCAAGCCAGTCCACCCAGTAATTGGATTATTACCTGTATTTAAAATAACAGAAGATAAATTTTTATCAAAACTATTAATTTTCCTATACTGTGATAGCGTTTCATTATATAAATAAAATCCTTGATATTTATAAATTGATATACTTGGGACAAAAATAATTGGATTAAATGTGTCTGTTGTTAAATCGGTTGGATCATTTATAACTAAACTATTTCCTATCGAAAATGTGTCTGGAAATTGAGAATCTGTTGTTATTTCGGCTTTATCTACTGCCCCATTTGATCCTATAAAAGTATAATTTACAATTCTACGAGTTGATGAAATACTCGTATTTGTAACTGTTGCTCCCAAATAATACCCCGTTTGCTGAAATACTCCTGTTGTGGCTGATGATATAACATAAACTCCAGATGATGATCCAGTATTAATTATAGTAGCTGCTACACTTACACCCCCCGGGGCTGCTTTATTGAAAGCCCTTCCGCTCCATGATACAATTGGGAAAGCTGTCGACACTGGATCGAGCGCCGTATATATATTTTTTCTTCCCGTTTGAGATATAGGAATCTCAAATTCACCTGGAAGTGGCCAAATTGTCCTATCTCTATATGTAGAGTCAAAATCTAAATACTTTGTAGTCATATTTATAATAAGAATATTTTATAAATGCTTTTAAAATATCAATATATAAATGAAAAAAAATAATTCAAACATTTTAAAACAAAAAGATATTTTTAAAATAGATAAACACACGGTTACGCAATTGAAAAAATATCCTTTCTCAAAATGCACTTTAAATAAAAATAAATCATGTACTCAAAAAGAAATCGCCGGCTCTCTCTCTTTAATTAAAAATAATCTTAAACTTGACAAATCTTCTATTATATATGGTAATGAAGAAGGTGTACCCATAGTAAAATCATTCTATAACTTTCATAGTCATCCAAAAGAAGCATACGAAAAATATAATGTAAAATATGCAATTCCATCTTCCCAAGATTACATCGGTTACATACACTCTGTTTATAAACATAATACAAGATGCCATTTCATTGCCGCTATCGAAGGTGTATATATAATATCAATGTCAAAATCCTTTTGTAATATGCATATTATAAATACTTTGTTTGAAACTCAAAATTCAACAAAACATCTAATTAATTTTATTAAAAAAAAATACAATGAAAACAACCTTGAGAATGATTGGCTCGCTTACATTAAAGAAGTAAATTCTATTTTATATAAATGTCCTGATGGAAAATCAATAGTTAAATTATTTGACGTAAAATTCAATCTCTGGCCAAACTTACATTCTAAAAATATTAAAATATATTACTAACTAGTTATAACCATCCTTTGACTCTGTTACACACGCCTCCTCCTTTGGAGAGGACCGCTTTAGCGGCGCCTACGAATGCGGCTTCCACCTTTTATTTTATAAAAATGAATTTTATTACTATTATATAGTAATAAAATTATATAATATGACTACAAATAACTTCTCTAATCTCGCTTATGAGTTGATTAATGATAAATATTCCAAAGCTAAATATCTTGGGATCAAATGCATAATAGAAACGAAAACAGGGTTTATTAACGCAACCAAGTTTTGTAAGGAAGCCCAAAAAAAACCCAAGGATACCGAAGCCCAAAAAAATGAGGATGAAAAAAAGGCTCAAGAAACTCAGGGAAAAAAGGCTTACGAAACTCGGGGGAAAAAGGCTAAAGAAATTCAGGGGAAAAAGGCCGGTGATGGAAAAAAGGCTCAAAAAACTCAGGGTAAAAAGAGATTTGATAATTATATTGCAAATGCTAGATATAATAACTTAATTAAGTATATGGAAAGTTCTCCTGGATATCCAGGAGAACTTTCCATTCAAGTAACTTCTGGAGATTATGAGTTATGGGGGACGTATGTGCATCCTGATCTGCTGCTTGATCTTGCATCATGGATATCACCAGCTGCATATATTAAAGCAAGTGGAATCGTAAGGAATTTTTTAGTAAGAGAAAAGGAAGAAGAAAATATGAGACTAAAAGTGGATAAAAGTAGACTTGAAAAAATGTTTGAAGAATCGGATAAAAGGAGAGAAGAGGCGGAGAAGAGAGCTGAACAAATGCTATTGAAAATGACTCTCCAAAATGAGACAACGCATATTAAGCTTGATGAAACAAAAATTAAGCTTGATGAAACAAAAATTACGCTTGATGAAACAAAAATTACTTTACAAAGAAAGATTGATAAAACAAAAATTAATTTACGGAGAGTAGAAGCTAGAGTCGATATTTTAGTTGAAGAAGTTGTTCCACCTGCAAAAAAAGTTTCTTTACATGAGCAATTTGGTATTATGAAACTAAACGATTCGGAGGGAAAGAGGGAGTATAAAGTATATTGCGTTCAAACAAGAGGAGTTTTGAAAGCAAGAGCAAGTATATTAAAAGAATATCCGAAAGCAATATTGATAAAGGAAGTAAACCCAAATGCAAATGCTAAGAATTTTCTTCACAAGTTGAAAGAAAAGTATGGAACGGGTAAGAAAGCAATTATTAATGTTTCATATAATTTTATAAAACTAAAAGATAGAGTCACAGAGAAAGAACTTATTGAGGCGATTGATGAAGTAGTAGGTGAAGCAAAGAATTTTGGTGTTTAAAATAATAATTCACAATGTGAATTATCATTTATTTACCAGCGTATATGTATAAAAGAATTTATTTACAATCCTAGTCACATCCCGAGTCTGGTTTACCAGACATAATACTTTTAGAAGGACATTTTTTTCCTCCATTTTTTGGAGTGTTAGTAATTATGAATTGATGAATACGACTAACATTAACATAATCACATGTATCTTTTATTGGTTCCCATTTTCCTTTACAATCAACTGGATCGGATACATCTATTTTATTACATTTTGTTTCTCCAATTCTGTATTTTGGATAATCAACACTCTGATCACTTGATGCTTTAGTCAAAATAAATTGTTGTGGTACTCTTCCAGTTTCATCACAATCTCCTTTTATATCTCTCCAATATCCAGAACCACCATACTTACAAATAGGTCCTGGATATTGAATAGATATTTCTCCATCTACGTGTGGGCATTTGGTCCCTCCATTTTTCTCATTCTTGGAAATAGTATATTTTTTTAAAAAATAATTTGAATCGTGACAAATATTTGTCGAAGTCCAATCTCCTACGCAGTCAATTGGTTTGTTACCTTGATTAATATCATCTGTATTTTTAATATCATCTGTACATGCTGTTGTTCCAGATCTTATATTAGAACTTGGAGGAGGAGGACATTGATCTCCCCAAATCCCACCTGGGATTTCTTTATATGTTTGTAATAAATAACCATTTTTACATTTGTCTGAATCTATCCATTTTGTTTTACAATCCATTATTCTACTATTTTCAGTCTCTGGACAATCTGTTTGTCCAGTTCTAAATGCCTGATCCTCACATAGAGGTCCTTCTCCATATTTTTGTATTAACTTATTTGATGTTATATCACATGTATTTGTATCTTTCCATTCACCAACGCATTTTGAATTAGGTATATAGGGAGATGTGACAGGAGAAGGACCAGGTGAATTAGGTATGCCGGTAGACGGACTAGTAGACGGACCAGATGAATTAGTACTATTTTTATAAGAAAATAATATTATTATTACAATTAAAATAAATCCAAATAAAATTATAGACAGTAATTTTAATAAATTAATTTTTTTTATATCCATTTATATAGTAAAAAATAAATTTGAAATAATAAATGAATGAAGTTACATTTATTATTCCAACAATTGGAAGAGATACATTGAAATATTCCATACAATCAATATTAAATCAAACAAATGAAAATTGGAAATTAATAGTTATTTTCGACGGGATCGACCCAACAATAACCCCAGTAAACCAAAAAATATCCATAATAAAATCAAGTAAAAAAGGAGTATCAAAAAATAGCGCCGGGAACGTTAGAAATTTTGGTATGGAGTTTGTTAAAACAAGATGGATTGCATTTTTAGACGATGATGATGTAATTGCAAATAATTATGTTGAAACATTAAATGATGAACTTAATAATTTTCCTTGTACTGATGTTATTATTTTTAGGATGTACCGGAGTAAACAAGGCGATGTTCTTCCACAGTTAAATACTGATAATTTCTACGAAAGTAGTGTGGGAATAAGCTTTGCTTTAAAAACTGAAATTTTTAAAAAAGGAATACAATTCACCCCATCACACGTTGAAGATTTCAATTATTTAGATCTCTTGCGAAAAAAAAATTATTGTATAATGATAAGTCCATATATTTTATATTTTGTAGACTCTGATGGCTCTCAGGTTATTAATAAATGTATGACTGATAATGTTACTGGAAATAGAGTTGTTTTAAATTCACCGCTTTCAGCGGCGGGCTCTTCGAGGTCACCGCTTTCGACTTCGGAGGCGGCCTGTCCTGGGACACCGCGTCCTTGGACGTACGTATTTTTTATTTTCCTAATTTTTATTTTTATCTTATATTTAAAAGTCAGCCGCGGGTCGAGTGTCAGACGAGCTTTTACTAGCCGGTAACTAATATATTTACTCGCAGCATATTTTATTTTTTTTATAAAAATTTGGATATTTCAATAGTATCAATTCCTCCATTTTTTGAGTTGGTAAAGCACATTCACATTTTTTACATATATATATCTCACTTTCTGTTCTTACAGAAAACCCAAGTCTTGTTAGAAATTCGCAAACATTTTGAATACATGTATGGGTGTCTGATAATAGAAAAACATTTTGAACGATAATAACCTGAATAGGGTCGACTTTACAAATTTTACAAATTGAGTTCCAGTTTTTATTTAAAATGTCGAAATTTTCAGAGTACTTTTTAGCATAGCCGACTATCCAATTCGGAAAAAGTTTTTGTATCAAATTTATTACATCTCCGTATGTTTTTTGCTCATATAATTCATTTATCGAATTTTTCAAATCTACATTATCCGAATAATTTATTGTCTCTTCCATTTATAATATTTTAAACGTATAAATAGGCATTTATAAAAAAAGAAAACTATTTTCTTTAAAATCATCATTAGCAAAAATACCAGGAAAAAAAGAATCTTCTTGGTCGATTTTTGATCCGCCGTATTTTTCAGAAAGTTCACTGTTGTATATAGGTTTGGCTTTAATATATTCAAAAAATTCCGAATATGTTCTAGCATGGTCAGCTCCTACATATATTATATTATAAAGCGCGGTGTTCTTCCTACCAAATCTTGCTAAAAAATATATATCCATTATATATTTTGAAGAATTTAAAAAATTGGATGCTAATTCAAAAAGTATATCTGCATGCTCAGATGCATATACATTATTTTTTCTAACCATCGTCAGAGTATCTGAATTCTTTTTTAAAAATATTTTAAATTTTTTTTTTTCTATATATAATTTTTTATAAATAAAACTTTTTATTTTAGAAGAAAGAGGATTATTTACAAACTCTTTGGCTATACCAATTGTATTTTTAATTTCATTTTTTATAAATTTATATTGTTCATTATAAACTTTAGAAGGATTTTGTAGGATAATATACTGCTTGGTTGCCCGCTGAGAAACAGACGTGCCGCTCCGCTGTTTCACACCTAATAATGAGTCCAATTCTCCTCCAATATTCAAATACATCTTTTTCCAAGTTGTTCTATAGTCTATATAATGTGTGTTGATATTTCGATACGGGCAATTTTTTACAAAATCAAAACATCCAGATAACTCATTTTCTATTAAATAGATCATTGGACCAGACTCAACTGACTGTTGTCTTTGTTGATTGTTTATATCTACATAATCCAATTCTATATAAAAGTCGTATTTTCTATGTGGATTCTTCATAAGTAATGACTTTAAAAAAGATGAAAATGGTAAACTTTCAAACATTTTTAACTCATTGTAATCTTCTATATTTATTATATGTCTTTCTCCAAATATTCCGATTCTCCTTCCGTTGTATTCAAATTCAGTATACAAATGCGGTCCAAGTATAAAATCTATTTCATTCGGTATAATATAGTCGCAAGTATCAGTCAAATATTTTCTAACTTTTTGGTTATATCTTTTAATAGACTGACGATCATTATCACAATTTTCAAAATTTTTTTCAAATATATCCATTTATATTAGAGAAATAAATGCATTAAATTATAGACGTTGGTTTAATATAAATGACCGAGACATATTATTATGGATCACTTCTAAAAAATTCAATTTCTGCGATAAAAGACTGTCCCTCATTACTTCCAGGTTCGCGGTCAATCTTAATAGACCAAATAAAAGAAATAGCTAAATTTTTAAATATTAAAGTTTGCACTCTAGACGGGTCACCTCCGATGGAGGTCGATAAATCAGTTTTTTCAACAACTAACATATTAGTATCAAATTCCCCGGGTCCTCAGGTAAGCTGCGAACTACTAACAGAATTGGCCAGTCTATATCTTAGCTCTCAAAATAATATTGCTTGCATAATTAATAAATCTGCTATCAATACAAATTTATTCACTCTCAATAATATTATTTTTGAAAAAAGCGAATTCAGCTGCACTAGTTTAAATATAGAACAAGGCTCTTCTGTTTCAATTTCAACAGACATAAAAATATCAGAAACAGATAGTTCAAATATTAGCAAACATGTCTCTGACGTAAATCAAGGGTTGGCAGAATTATTAAAGTCTTTTTTACTTAAAAATCCTCAACTCAAAAACGACAAAGAAAAAACAATAAATGATATGATAAATGCACTAAAAGATAAAAATACAGACACTATCGTAAGTAAAGCTGTCACAGAAATAGATATTGGATCATATTCAAATAATACATTGGTATTCACAAATACATCAATATCAGCAGCAACTTGTAACATTACTCAAAATATACAAATTAATATAATAGCTTCAAGTATACTTAAAACTTCAATGAATTCTGCATTTTCATCCGCTAAACAAATATTAAATGATATAGACCTTAACAAAGATACTTCCATAAAACCTCCCCCAGCTCCGCGGTCACCTCCTTCACCAGCAGATCCTTCTACTACTGCCACCAAAGGAGGTGTCCTCTTTGGAGGTGAAATAATATTTGGAATCGTTTTGCTATTAATTTTAATAGTTGTTTGTATTATATTTTTTATAAAATTGTCTAAAAATCCGAAGAGGCCGCTGCCAACCGAGGCGGCTGCTGTTGTTTAAAATGTATTGGTTTGGTGTAGTGATATCTATATAAAGATATATAGATATATAAATATAATGGATTTTTATTACTGTGGAATATCTCTTGCTTCTTTATTTGGATTATATTGTGTTTATAAATTCAAACCTCATGAAGCAATTGTAAATTCATATACAAAATATGAAAGAGCTATACATTTTTTAAATAAAACAAATTCTCTTACTTTTTTAAACAAAATATATATTATATCATCTTTCGTTAAATTTTTTTTTAATATATTTTATGTTTCTTTTATCCAATATATGTATAGCAATTTGAAATTCAATTCTATAAATAACACCTATGAACTTGAATATACAATTGGAAATTCAAACTACGTTCTTATAGTAAATTCTAAAAAAAAATGCGATATACTTCAAATAACAAATGATGAAGACCTTGACATAACAGACGAAATTCTTCCTTATATTGGCCCTAGTTTGGACTGGCATGGGAAAATGATTTCACCCTCTTATTTCAATCTAAATTCTATAACCTTTGAATTGTCAAACGGAAAATCTATTACCTATAATAAAAATTCTTTCATGACAATCCTACTAGAAATATAACCGATTTTTTCCTCAGGCGGTTATACCTTATAATCAACAACAACTCCTTCAATATCAGAATACGATTCTCGTTGAACCCCCAATTTAGGATAAAACATATACCAATTGGAGTTTGGCTGCAAACTTTTCCAGTATGTGTCTACACAAAAAGGACCTTGTATGCCCATTGATTTCCCAGATTCGTAACTCTTTTCTATCAAGGCTTCGCCAGCTTTATAATTTTCATATAATGTATTTGCAAAATCTTTATTAACCATATATCCAGATGAGGTTTGTGCATCTTTAACTTTTTTTAAATTATCGTAATCTGTCGGTTGAACATCTATTTCATTGGCTGATATCATAATAACATCATATATCACTTTATTATCAAAAACTTTTTTAAACGCTGTATTTATTTCTTCGATATTTTGGTTGAATATGAAATCATCTTCGAATATTATACACGTATCTAGACCTGAATCAATAAAAGTTTTCATGGCGATAATGTGACTGAGACTGCACCCCCAGTCTCCTTTTCCTGGTTTATTTACAGCAGTAATCCGACATACTTTCTCTGATGGAACACCCATTCGCTTCATTTCTTCTAAAAACTCGGTTTTGCGGTCTGATCGACTATCTAGATTAATGTAATAAATTACATCCACATATTCATGCCATTCGCATTCTAATAGGCCAGCGGCAAAGCCGTGGATCATAATCACGTATACAAATATAGCAATTAATATCAATACCACTCCGATTATAAACGGGTTTGCATCTTTTTTTATTTTTCTCCTAAAATTCATTTATATATACACATCTTCGCTACATTTTTATATAATATATACCCATCGACTTCGGAGCGCCGTAGGCATTGGGCGGTCGAATACTCCGAAGTAAATTTAATTACTATAATAGTAATTAAATTATAAAAACCGCTACATTTACTTTATAATGCATTTTGCAGGTTCTTCTAAACTGCCAGATAAATATTCGTTTTTTTCATATTTGTTAAAAAATGTCCCATTATCTTTTGGACAATTGCAATTTTCACCATAATATCCATCTTTACATTCTTTACATTCTGTATAAGGGTTTCCGTCAAACCCATATAAACATTCACATTTGATACCAGGCTCAAATACGGCTTCGGTAAAGTAATTAGCATTGGAAGAAGAAATCATCGAAGCATTCTTCCCACATATATCTGTTGGCATATCGCTGCATGAATCTCCTGTATACCCCATTATACACTTACATTTATCGGTTGTCCTATCGACAATTCCGTTTATACAATTCACATCGCAATTTAATCCGCCCATTTCTTCTTTACAAACTTGGGTACAATCATTACCTCCTTGTGGCCCACCCGGCGGACATATACAAATACCGTATTTTTCATCAAAAAATCCAGAAGTACATTTTATGTCACAATTAATACCGTTATATCCATCTGGACACTTTGTTCTACAATCAATCCCACCAAATCCTGCTTTACATCGACAATAATTTCTTCCTATCGAATTTATTACATCATCTTTCCAAATTATTGATTCACCGACTTTGGCGGCTGGATCTGGATCGAATAGAGATTGTGTGTTTTCTGGAGAACAACTAATGCATTTATTTTCAATTTCATCAAAAAATGGAGATTGTTTTACCTTAAATTTAGTGTCAAGTTTTTCTCCATTAAAGGATATTCCATCTGGAAGTACTTTATGAAACATTCTTGGAGAATTCACTTCTATGTAAGTGTTTTCACAATTGCATTTTCCAGAATAACATTTTTTCCCGTATTTACAATCTAAATCTTTAGAACATTCCGGTTTATTAATAATATAAAGTAAAATCCCCAATAATAAACCTATTAATACAATACAAATAATAAATTTAACCATCAATTCATTGTAAATTAAAAAATATGTGAATGGAATTAAAAGCAATAAAAAAATCGTATACAAATTTTGTTGTTCTTTTGTTATCATCTATTTATATAAAATATTAAATAAATATTTTATATAAATCTAAACTAAATAAAGTCTATTTAATTTCAGCCAAATACATATTTTTATATCCATTAATCGAAATTATACAATACTTTAAATTTGTTAAATAATTAATTAATTCATTATTTTTTTTATTCATTTCAAATAAAATTTTTGGATAATTTGACCGGTGTAATGTGTCGCCAGATCCTTTTAATACAAATAATTCATTATCTTCCACGTCCATTTTAATAAATCCAATATTATTAATATTAAAACTGTCCAATGTGTTAATATTAATATCTTCAGTTCTTAAAATAGTCGTATTTTCTGGAGAATGTACTGTTGATCCACCACCATCGTTACTAACTATATTAAGTTTTGTTTTTCCCACTTGTTCAAGTGACCCCAATCCAGATTGAATACAAATAACATTATTCAAATTAGAAAGAGCTATGCTTCCACATAAAGCATAATAAGTCATTTTCTGTGGTTCAAAACTATATACTTGTTTACATTTACTTGCGAGACCTATTGTATACGTTCCGGTATGCGCTCCGATATCCAAGAAGACTTTATCTTTAGAGCACATTTGTGATGCCCAATTAATTAAATTATTTTCAAATAATCCTTTTGATGTATAGTAATCCAAATTTACTCGTGGCAAAATATATGATTTGGATGAATTTATATAAAATATTTGATCATTGGTATTATCATCAACATTTCTTTCTACGTCCTTGGTTAATATAAAATATTTCGTTGTCATTTATATATTATAATAGTATATAAATATGTATCTACTTCGGTGATCTCGGAGCGGGCGCGGTCGAGCTAAAAGATTTGAAAGTAAACCAAAGTAACAAATCATTTTTCATAAGAACAAATAGCAAGTTTAAAATAACTATCGAATTCAGTATCTTTTATATATCCGGAAAATTCATTGTACATCTCTTCTCTAATAATAGGCATAACATCTGCAAAAAAAATCAAAAAATGTTTTCTTTCGAAAGGGATAGAAGATGATATTGTTATTTCATTCATTACATTTTTTTGAAATGATTCTAAACATTTTTTAAAAAAATCATCTCTATCTTTATCTGTTTGTTCTATTCTTTCGTAGGAAGCCTCTTCGTGGTCACTTTTTTCGGAGGAGGCCTCCGAAAGGTCTACCAGTAGGGCGGCCGCTCCGCGGTCATTATTATAGAAAGACCTTTCGGAGGCCTCTTCACAATTATCGCTCACCTGAGAAGGAGGAGGCCGCTCCTCGGTCACCGGGGAATTATCTTCACGACTTTCTATTAACATTTCCAGTTTTTTTTTATTTAAAAAAAATTCTTCTTCGGAAACAACTTCAATTATTTTGTTTATTTTTTGTTTTGGAATTATTATTCCATTATCCAAATACAACCGAGTTATAACATCAGACACTTTTTCTCCAGTAGCTTTTCCTATCATTTGAATTATTTTTAATTCATTCATATTCCACAGTTTTGTTTTTTTCCTATCAAAAAATATAGATAATATTTTACGTTTTTTATCTTCCTTAAAAATACAACCTACTGTGCCGTATATTATAGGTATTTGTCTCATCAAGAAATTTATACGTCCATTGAAATTTGATATTATCTGCTCTTCCCATGAAATTCTTATTGTATCTAAATATCCAGACAAAATATTTACTATCCTCGATATATACCCAGAAGAACAAGTATCTGCCATATCAGCCAACTCTTGAAAAATTCTTAGGATCAATTCTTCTTTATTTTCATGCTCCATCGCAATAGAAAATACCTTTTCAAATACTTTGCAAATTGTTATATTAAATTCGGAATATAGTATATTGTCTAAATATATTCTATTCAGTGCCATTTTTATATTTTCATATTTAAAAGCAGGTTCCTGCGACCCGGTTCCTCGAAGAGGTACTCGGTCCGAAGGAGGTGAAGAAGCCGCCCTAATGGTGGCTATTTTTTTCAATTTATTTTTTATTTTTTCAAATGAATAATTTTTTGTTGTATGTGTACTTAATATACTTTTAATGCTTTCTAAAACAGATTTTTCAATAGAAATCGAATGTACATTTTGGGAATTTTCAAAAAATGTTTTTGCTCTTCCATTTATATTTCCAAGATAAGATAATATATCTTTTGCCTTTTTTTTTGATTCGTCAGATCCTATATTATACAGAGTGTCTGCTGCATCGGCTCTTCTGTTATATTCAAGTAATTCATCTTTTGCCATATCTATAAGAATTTTTTCCATATTTGAAAAGTCTGTTATTTCAAAATTTTCTTTATATCTATATAGATATTGTATGCCTAGACATTTATAATAAGACCCCTCTTCGTCGTCTTGAATAAATCTAATAAACGAACTTTTTATAACATAATCATTTATCTTATTATTAAAAATAGCCCCTGTTTTTTTATCCAACGAATTTAGGATTTTATATCTATAATCAACTGGAATATTTTTATCGCAAACAATACTCATAAGAAGATCTACAGATTTATTTATATGGTCATTATCTTCTGATTCCATAAGATAATATACAAATTCTAATTTACACAAACTAGGAAGCCCATTGAAATCCATCTGGTACAAAATATCAAATGCTTCTTTTATCTTTCCAATCCATCCTTCAATAAGACTACCACTAGTCTTTTCATCAATATAAAAGTCCTCCTCGAGGTCACCTTCAAAAGGATTGAAATCAAGAATTATTGGTCTCTGAATATTTAGTAAGCACTTTATACATTCAAATTTTAAAAAAATATCCAAATTACTACCTATACATATCTGTTTAATAAAAATACTTATAGATGACACTCCTCCGCTTAATTGATATATTCCAATAAATTTTTTTAAAATTTCAAATATATCTCCTCCTATCTCTTCGTATAAAGTTTTTAATATTTCCATTCTGATACTTATATCCAAATCGAAATTATACAAATCATTTATTTTATCCCCACTTATCCCACCAAATGCCTTTCCGATTTCTCCTGTTGACACAAGAGACCCCTCATATATATCATCCACAGCGGAGCTGCGGGCCTCTTCGAGGTCCACAGCGGAGCTGCGGGCCTGTGACCGCGGAGCGGCCGCCGCCTCTGGCGGTGACGTCGTAGACGCCGCCCCCTTCGGGGGTGAAACAGAGTCCAATTCAGTCTTTCCTCCAGCTTCCTCTGAAGACGCCGGATTTCCTATTTCAGATAAGGTATTTTTTGTATCCATAAAATATTATATATATTTATTATTTACATATAAATAATAAATGTCAATTGAAAATAAACAATCGTGTAAAATAAAATTAATTAAAGAAAATCCTATAGACTTATTTCTACTTAATATTTCAAATATTTTAAATCCATATTTTTATTCTTCAAATCACACCCCAAACACAATCACCACATATTCTTTTATATTCGGTTTATTGGCCTGTTATTTTCTTTATAAAGGTAATATTGGCCTATTTGCTCTCTCTTTTATTATTTCTTATTTTTTTGATATATGTGATGGAAATTACGCTCGTCAATATAAAATGGTTACTCAATTCGGAGATTTATATGATCATATTACCGATGTCACTGTTTTTATCATATTATCTTCGATAATCATTGTAAAATACAAAAATGTCATATCAGTATTGGACATAATATTATTTATAATTTCTCTATATCTAATGCTTATTCATCTAGGTTGCCAGCAAACAAATTGCAAAACATGCACCGGAGATGAAACTTTGGATAATCTTAAAATATTATGTAAACATAAAAAACATATCTACTTTACAAAATACTTCGGTCTCGGTACATTTATATTAATCTTCATCTTACTTATATTTAACTTGGACAGTAAATATAAAACCCAAAAGAGGGGCTAGTTTAACATTTTAAACAGCATTAAGTCTATTTATAGACTTTTCCAACTCATTCCCAGGGCTGGTTAATGACCTCAGAGAGGCCGCTGTCAGAGGCTGGGATGACCCTGAATGTGCCGATTGCGAAGTATTATTCAAATTGCTTTTGGAACTGTTATTCAAACTGCTTTTGGACGATCTAGACAATTCAGTATCTAGACCATGAATTGACCTCAGAGAGTCCGCCAGAGGCGGTGACCCCAATATCGTCGATGATTCCCGCAAAGCTTCCTGCGAAGAGCTGCTTTTTTTGCATTTTCTTAATACAAAATAGCTAAAACTTGATACAGATACTGCTAAATTCAATGCAAGCATCGCTATTATATAAGAATTCATATCGAATGAAACATCCATTTATATTATATATTTAAAATTATAAATTATTTATTTAATTTATAATTAATACTTATTCTTGAGTTATTTGTAATTTACTTGAATGTACATATGCCATCTCAGCCAATCTCTTAATTACTTTGTT